AAAAGTTAATGCCGTTGATTCTTTTGATGATGATGAGCTTGAAAGGTTTTTCACAGAACGTTACGGACAGTACATCGATTCAATTGAAAAAACCAATAGCAAAACTAGTAATTAAGGATTTAATTACGGGTGATGGTATAAAAGAAGAATTATCTCTTAGTGTAAGTAAAATAAGGTTATTAGAACAAAAAGTTGTTTTAAAAGACAGTATTATTTTTAACCTAAATTCCCAAGTAGGGAATTTTGAAAATATAATGCTTACTAAAACAGACCAATTAGCCCTTTCCCAAGAATTATCTAAAAGACTCCAATTAGATTTAAAAAAACAAAAAGTTAAAACTAAACTAATGGGTGGAGCAGGTTTAGTAGCTGTTATAGGAGCAATATTCTTATTAAAATAATATATGTCAGATATAAAAAAAGTAATAAGACAAGAATACCTTAAATGCGCTCAGGACCCAGTGCATTTTATGCGTAAATATTGTTATATACAGCATCCCCAACGTGGTCGCATACAATTCAATTTATACCCATTTCAAGAAAAAGTATTAACGCTAATGCGTGATAATCCATATTCGATTATTTTAAAGTCAAGACAATTAGGTATATCAACATTATCAGCAGGTTATTCATTATGGATGATGACTTTTCATAAAGATAAAAATATATTATGTATTGCAACCAAGCAAGAAACGGCTAAAAATATGGTTACAAAGGTAAAATTTATGTACGAAAATTTACCTTCATGGCTTAAAATAGATGCCTCTGAAAATAATAAATTAACACTTCGATTAACAAATGGGTCACAAATCAAAGCAACATCAGCTTCAAGTGATGCAGGTAGATCTGAAGCAGTATCTTTACTACTAATTGATGAAGCAGCATTTATTGATAATATAGGTGAAATTTGGGCATCAGCCCAACAAACATTAGCAACTGGTGGTGGTTGTATAGCACTGTCTACACCTTATGGTACCGGTAATTGGTTCCACCAAACATGGGTTAGAGCAGAATCTAGCGAAAATCAATTTTTACCTATTAAATTACCCTGGTTTGTCCACCCAGAACGAGATCAAAATTGGAGAGATCAACAAGATGAATTACTAGGTGACCCTAGAATGGCAGCACAAGAATGTGATTGTGATTTTAGCACATCAGGTGATATAGTATTTTATCCTGAATATATAGACTTTTATGAAAAAACATATGTAAAAGACCCTATGGAAAGAAGAGGTGCGGATCAAAATTTATGGGTCTGGGAATCACCTGATTACACCAGAGATTATGTTGTAGTAGCTGATGTTGCTCGTGGTGATGGGAAAGATTATTCTGCATGTCATGTAATTGATGTGGCAAATAATACACAAGTTGCTGAATATAAAGGACAATTAGGTACAAAAGAATTTGGACATTTGTTAGTGGGTTTAGCTACTGAATATAATGAAGCAATGTTAGTAATAGAAAATGCTAATATTGGTTGGGCAACTATACAAGTTGCTTTAGATAGACAATATACTAATCTTTACTATTCACAAAAGAGTGACTCCCCAAATGCTAGTTCGTATTTTGATAAATATCAAGACCACTCCAAAATGGTAGCTGGTTTTACAATGTCATCTAGAACTAGACCTATGGTAATAGGTAAATTTCAAGAGTACATTAGTGATAAAGGAGTAACTATACAATCAAAAAGGTTAATAGAAGAAATGAAAACCTTTATATGGAGAAATAATAGAGCAGAAGCACAAAGCGGATATAATGATGATTTAGTAATGTCATTTGGTATTGCTATGTACATTAGAGATACCGCTTTAAGATTAAGACAAAAAGGTTTAGATGGAACTAAAAATGCATTAAGTAATATGTCAGTTAACAGAACACCTTATCAAGGTGGTTATGGTAATAGTCAATTAGGTAAAAACCCATATGAACAAAATTTCGGGAATGGTAAAGAAGACATTAGATGGCTCTTTTAAATCATATTTATAATAATAACAATACATTATGGCTGATAAAAGCGTATTTTCAAGATTAAAAAGATTATTTTCAACTGATGTAATCATCAGAAATGTTGGGGGAAATCAAGTAAAGGTAATAGATAGTGGTAAAATTCAATCAACTGGAGAATTACAAACTAATTCATTAGTTGATAGATACAATAGAATTTATTCTACTAGCCCTTCTTCTCTTTATGGGGCACAGTTTAATATGAATTACCAGTATTTAAGACCTCAATTATACTCAGAATATGATTTAATGGATCAGGATGCTATTATCGCTTCTGCATTAGATGTATTAGCAGATGAATCAACACTTAAAAATGATATGGGTGAAGTACTTCAAATTAGAAGTGCTAATGAAGATATACAAAAAATATTATATAACTTATTTTATGATGTATTGAATATAGAATTTAATCTATGGATGTGGGTTAGACAAATGTGTAAATATGGAGATTTTTTCTTAAAATTAGAAATAGCAGAAAAATATGGTGTTTATAATGTTATCCCTTATACAGCATACCATATTGAAAGACAAGAAGCATACAACCCAGACAACCCAGCAGAAGTAAGATACAAATATGCCCCAGATGGTATGGATAATATAAGCTCAGGTATGTATCCTGTTCCTGGAGCAGGGGGCGGAAATTTAGAAAATGAATCAGGTATATTTTTTGATAATTATGAAATGGCTCATTTTAGATTATTATCTGATGTTAATTATTTACCTTATGGTAGGGCATATATTGAACCTGCTCGTAAGTTATATAAACAATATGTACTAATGGAAGATGCAATGTTAATTCATAGAATTGCTCGTGCACCTGAAAAGCGTATTTTCTACATGAATGTTGGATCTATCCCCCCAAATGAAATAGAAACATTTATGCAAAAAACTATTTCACAACTTAAACGTACACCATTCCAAGATAATAAAACTGGTGAATATAATTTAAAGTATAACATGCAAAATATGTTAGAAGATTTTTATATTCCAATTAGAGGAAATGATGCTACAACAAAAATAGAAACTACACCTGGATTACAATATGATGGAATCCAAGATGTAGAGTACTTAAGAGGCAAATTATTTGCAGCTTTAAAAATACCAAAAGCATTTTTAGGATATGAAGAAGGAGTAGAAGGTAAAGCTACATTGGCTCAACAAGATATTAGATTTGCCCGTACAATAGAAAGAATACAAAGAATATTACTATCAGAACTAAATAAAATTGCTTTAGTTCATTTATATACCCAAGGGTATACTGATGAAACTTTAACTAATTTTACACTAAATATGGCTAGCCCATCTATAGTATTAGAACAAGAAAAAATTGAATTGTTAAAATCAAAAACAGAACTATCTGAACAATTACTTGCTCAAGGTTTAGTACCTTCTGATTGGATTTATGATAATGTATACCAATTTAGTGAGGATCAATATGATGAATATAGAGACTTAACTAGGGAAGATGCTAAACGTAAATTTAGAATGGCTCAAATTGAAGCAGAAGGTAATGATCCTGTAGAAACAGGTAAATCATATGGTACACCTCACGATTTAGCTTCATTATATGGTTCAGGTAGAATGTATACTGACCCAGGAGCGGTACCTAAACCAGAAGAATATGCTGCTGATGATCCTAAATTAGGTCGACCAAAAGATACTAATGTAAAACGTAACACACAAGATGATAATTTTGGAAAAGATAGATTAGGAGTTAAACGTATGAAAGACACAGATAAAAATGATTCAGATTCTATTAGACCTAAATTTAATGGCGGACCATTAGCATTAGAAAGTGCTCACATAACGTATCTAAAAAATAAAGATATGTTTAAAAGCATTCCCCAACCTAGTAAAAAACAATTAGTATTTGAGGAAGATAAAGATGATACTTCATTATTAGATGAAAAACAATTAAAGAAGTAAATTCCTCTTAATATTTATAAATAAATATATTTTTTGATGAAAATAAAACACTCAAAGTACAAAAACACAGGCATATTATTTGAACTGTTAGTACGACAAATTACCGCTGATACACTTAAAGGTGGTAACTCACCAGCTATAGATATATTAAAAGAATATTTTGTTAATACTAGTTTAGGTAAAGAATATAAATTATACGAATCTATAATTAAATCCAAAGTAATAACTGAAGGTAGAGCCACATTAGTTATTGATACCATATTAGAGGCATCTACTAAATTTAATAGAAAATCTTTAAAAAAACAAAAATATAATTTAATTAATGAACTTAAAAAACATTATAATTTAGAATCCTTTTTTGGTTCTAAAATTTCAAACTATAAAGAATTAGCAGCTTTATATACTTTAGTAGAAAACATTAATTCAAAATCTATATCTAACCCAACACAATTAGTTGATAATAAGATTACTTTACTAGAACATTTAACTAAAAAAGAAGTTACTCAAGATTCAAAACAAACTGTACTTGAAGAATTTTCAACTTATGATAAAGACATAAGAACCCTTACATATAAAGTATTATTAGAAAAATTTAATGATAAATATGATTCATTAACTAATGATCAAAAACAAGTACTTAAAGAATATATCAATTCAGTAGATTCAACCCCTGATTTAAGAAACTTTTATAATACTAAAATTAGCGAATTAAAAAATATTTTAGTTAAAGAAACTAAAAATATTAAAGATAAAGCTACTCAAATAAAAATTACTGAAGTATCTAAATTTTTAACTGAATTAAAGAAAACTGATAAAGTTGGAGATGATAATTTAGTTGATTTGTTACGTTATTATCAATTAATAAACGAAATACAAATAGCGAATGGAGTACAAATATAAAGTTACTGAAGCACCAGCCCCTAATTTAGCTAAAACAGGTGGTTATAAAATTGGTGATGTATCTTATTCTAAAGATGGGGATACTAAATTTGTAGTTAATTCTATTGATGATACAACAGGTCAAGTAGGTTGGAAAGTAGTTGATCTACCTGCATTTGATAAATTAAATGATGATGTTGAAGAATTAGTATCAACTGCTAAAGGAGTTTACACAAAAACTAAATCAGACGAAGAATTTAGAAAAATATACGAAGAAGCTAGATTATTAAGAAATAAAATTAGAAAACATCTCCGTAACGAATACCCAGACGAGTATAAAAGAATGACTATGGAAGGAGAGGTTGATGAAATATCTACTTCTGGTGCCGCTGGCGCTTATAATACACCTTATGCTTTTAGAAAAAAAGGATCTAAAGCAGACGATGAAGCTTATAAACAATTAGGGTATAAATTAGTAAAAGAAAAGGCATTACCCGTAGTTAGAAAAAAATTAGCTAAAGTACCTAAAGCAAAAAAAGTAACATCTAAACAAAGAATGAAATTACCTTCTGGAGTAGTAAGTTCTTTTGGATATTCAATGGGAGAGGGTGCCTTAGGGGATGGAGCAGATTTAGGACCAGGACCAAAAGCAGGTCCTGATGGAGTTACTGATAACGCTTACACAAAACAATTTAAATACAAGTTAGTTCCTAAAACAAAAGATGGTACTTATGTACAAAAAGGATCAGGAATGATAGTTAAAAAACTATTTTAATATGTATAACCGTAATATAAAAGAAAACGAAGATAAAGCATCTAAATTTCATACGGAACGTATAGAAGCTTTTGATAAATTAGAAGCTAGATTTGATGGTATTAAAAAATCAATTAAATTAGCAAAAATAGAAACAATAAAATATTACAGAGATAATCCGGAGAGCTTTGCTGTCGTAATTGGGACAGATATGATTAACGATTATTTTAACGATATAGAAACATTATTACAATAACATAATTATGAAACAAACACCAAATCAATTATT